GTCTTGATCGCATAGATGGTCGTTGCGGAGGAGGAGCCCCAGGCACCGGCATTCTCGTATTCCTCGCTGTTGGTGATGTAATCGTTTATCACCACAGGGATGCCATTGTAGAGGACGTACTGGTGCCCAAACATCTCGGCGCTGTTAAGGATGACGCCGCTGCCAGTGGCCCTAGCCAGGGCTGTGAGCTTTCGGCGCATGGTCTTGTTCATCATCAGGAAGTCGGGCTTGCCGTTCTCCACCAGGTCGATCAAAGCGTCCAGGCGGTCAAGGGTCAGCTCGGTCTCGTCCCCGGCGATGGTGGAGGGCTGTGAGCCGTCGTCCATCATGAGGAGGCGGGAATCGCTGATGAGCAGGGAAGTCAGTCCCTCGGGCTCGGTGCTTACGCTACCGGAGTTGCCGGTGACGAGGAGGTCTTCCAGCTTGCGGGCGATGGATTTTGCCATCTTGGAAAGCAGGACGGCTTCCTGGGACTGGACATTGTCCACGGTCTGCATGGCGAAGCGGTCCAGCGGATGCTGGATGCCCACGGTGGTCAGCGAGACCGTCTTCTTGGTGTAGGTAGGCTCGGTGTCGGACCATGTGTCACCCACGGTATGGGTGGCGGCGGCACCGAGTGTGCTCTCCCGGTTGTAAACCAGGGAGTTGCCTGAGAAGGAACGGAATTGTAGGAATGGGGCCAGCTCGGATGCCGTGATGATGTTGTCAAAAACACCGGCTATGACATCGTCGTTGGCCAACTTCTGGTATTCAGAAAGAGTTGGCATTTGATTACCTCTAGAGTGGGTTTTGTCGGTTTCTCAGACCCCGCTCGATGAGAGCGGAACCATGGAGGTCTTCATTGCCCCCAGCTATGGCAGAGCCTGTGTCCAGGTCGTTGACGCCAGCCTTTTCCAGGGCCTTCTTTGCCGATTGCTTCGACTCCTCACGGAGCGATTTCTTCTCGGCATCAGACTTGCGCCTTTCTTCCTGAAGGACCATTCGCTGGGCATCTATCTGAGTGTCATAGACCTCGTCATAGTTGCCCTGCTGGGCCTTGTTCCAGGCAGCTTGCCATTGGGTCTGAATCTTGGTGGCATCCTCCTCACTGATGAGAAGGTTGCCTTCCTCGTCCTGTACTGTCGATAGGAGGCGGGCCTGCTCTTTGTCGTACCGGCCATTCCAATCACGGTCAGCCTGGTTCTTAGCAGCCTCCTGGTTTATCTGGGATATCTGGCTCTGGAACTCGTCACCGCCCTGGAATGACTCCATGGTAACGGTGAGCACCTTCCGCATAGCCGCTATCTCGTCTCGAAAACCAGCTAGTTCCGCATCCCTGTCCGATTCCTTCCGGCGTAACCCGTCCCTGGACTTCTGGTCGTTCTGTAGCTTGCTGACCAGGGCCTCCAGCTCCTCGGTTTTGGCCTTGTAATCGGGTTCTTCCTGAGACTCCTCATTAGTTTGAGGCTCCTCAGTCTGAAGTTCCGGTATCTGGGTATCCAGTTGTTCCTGCATGATGCTCCTTATAGGAGGGATCACTTGTTAGATAGTAAACATACTTCGGCTGAAAAGTCTACGGGGACGTAGCGCCCACTGGCTCGGCCAGCACTCCTTGCTCGGCAAGCGGGTCCTGTACCTGGCGCTCCCTCTCCAGCTCCTGCTGTTCGTAGATGCCCAGGGTCTCAGCCTCCAGGCCAGCCACAGTATGGGGGGTCTCGGCATATCCCCAGGTGATAAGGGTATCCTCGATCCCACTATCCGGGTCATCTCTCATACTGACCTTGAGTGAACGCCAGGTCTTCAAGATAGGCTCCAGATTGTAGCTGTACAGGTCATTCTCCAGGATACGTCGCTGCTTCTGGTTGGCGTCTAACCATTCCTCGAAGGCTTCCACCTCTATCTCGTCATGGAAGCCCTTGGCCTCCTCGGTCAGCGCCCAGTAGGGACGGAGCACCTCCCTGGCTTCACGGAGCTCGGCTATTATAGGAGGCTCACCCTCCCGGAGCAGGTTCTGCATCCTCTGGATGAGCTCCTTGCCTGCCCCCTCCTTGCCAAGCTCACGGTCATAGTCATCCTCCAGACTCTTCATGATAGACTCGGCCCTCTCCCAGTCATATTCCCCTGTGAAGCGGTTGGTCAGGTCTGCCGAGAGAAACTTGTCTATGTAGTCGTTCATGGCCCGGTTCTCGATATGCTCTTTGTCCCGCTTCTCCTTATCGTTGGCCCGTTCCTGGAATACCTTCTTAGCCTCTACAGCTTCCTTGGACTCCAGGAACTTGTTCCGGGCTCCCCTGGCCTCGGCATATATCTTGGGTAGGGCCTCACGGAACTCCTTACCCCTGCCATATAGGGTAGCCCTACCTCTTACCTGGGTCCACATGTCATCCTTGATGCGGTCCATGTTGTCCCGGTAGTTGCGGGTGATCAGGTTCTTCTCCCGCTGGTTGCGCTCGATCTTGCCGGTGATATCCTCCAGCTCGGCCTGGCGCATGACCTCTTTCTGCTGTTCTACGTTGAGCTCACTCCAGTCCATCACCCGCTCATTAGGGCCTAGCTGTCGGAATCCAATGCGCTCCTGGGCCGCTTGCCAACCGGAGCTGAAGGAGCCTTTCTCCTTGACGAAGCCCAGACGGAGCATGGCCTGGTTGCGGGCCACTTCCCGCTCGTCGTAGACATTGCCCGCCGAGGTGCGGGCACCTAATTCAGCGGCCAGTAGCGTGAGGGCTTTCTCGCCCTCCAGCTTGCCCTGGATGACGAAGGGCACACCCTGGGTCCCTATGTGCTTGGCCAGGTCCAGGTCACCGTCTATCTCCTCGTAGGGCAGGGCGTCTCTTCCTGTGATCCGCTCCGCAACAGCCCCTACAGTCTCGGTTATGGGAGCACCCCTGCCGCTGAGGAACTTGAGCAGGGGGTTGTTGTAGCGGTCCATACTGATGAGGGAGCTGGGCTCCGTGAAAGCACCTATGGTGATACCCGCCAGTAGCTGGGAGATGGCACGGACCTGGCCCCCCACTCCTATCCAATCGTCACCTATCTTGTGGGATAGGAAGCGCTTGCCATTGAGCGGGTTGAGTCCCGCCTGGATGTCCTCCCAGTCCTTACCTAGAGCGAAGCCAGTCATCACATAGACGCTGGTTGCGCCAGAGGCCAGTACGGCGAGGGAGCGGGCTGCTCGTCTGCCAACCGGGCTGGTAGGGTTGAAGGTGGCATCCTTGACCAGGGCCACGGTTGAGCGTAGCAGGCGGGGGGAGAAGGCCAGGAACATGCCCTCGACGGCCCGCTGGCTGGGGGCCACACCCAGAGCACGGGAGTCCAGTGCGCCGGTCAGGTTGCGTATATGCTGGGCTATCTCAGCCTCGGCTGTAGCTTTCAGGGCGGGATCGGCGCTGTCTATGTTCTTCCAGCTCTGACGCATACCCTTGAGGAGCTGCACCCTGGACCAGCCCAGACCTACGTTGTAGGAGGCCATGAACCTGCCGAAGGACTGACGGCCACCCCAGCGCATCACGTCTCGGGTCTCCTTGCCCACCTTGGGTAGATACTCCAGTAGTGCTCCTGGGGAGAAGCCCTTACCAGCTTGCAGTGCAGCGAAGAACTCCGGGTCTCCCACGGACACGCTGTGCTGGGCCAGCCACTGGTACTCGTTGATGTTCTCCCTGATAAGGCGGGCCTGTACGGAGGGGTCAAGAAAGGCCTGGTAGTGACGCAAGGTAGCACGGGCAAAGGCGGCTGGGTTGGTGGCCATCACCGGCAGTCCCTGTATGAAGGGCATGGCGAAGTCCAGTGCGGCTGAGAGGAACCGGACGGAGTTACCGAACTGCTCGAAGGACTTGAAGACCTTGTCGCTTATGTGCTCCTGGCCCAGTATCATGGGGAGCCTCTTGTTGAGCAGGTCGGCGTCCTCACGCCGGAAGAACTTGTTGTGCCAGGTGGCTATAGGTATGTCGTCGGGCTGGTTCACCCCCCAGAGTTCGCTGGGAGAGCCCTGCTTTTTCTTGGCCGCTGCAAGTTCTTCCAGGTACTTGGTCTTGGATAGCTTCCATGTCATGTCAGCGGAGTTGAGCTCGGTCTTGAGGGCGTCCTGATAGTCAGTGAGTATCTTCATCCTGGCCTTGAGCTTATCCTCAAGATTGGAAGCTGTACCCTCCATCTTGCCCTCGACACGTTCCCTGGCCTCGACCCTTTTGAGTTGTTTCTTGGCCTCGCTTATCTTGCCCATGATGCGGCCACGGTTGGCGGCATACTTGAGGCCTTCGAATACCTGGTCGGGCTGTACCTCCCCTGTGAGGGAGATGCCTGGGGACTCCTCGAAGGGCAGTTTCTCCAGCTCGTTGATGACCTTATTCAGTTGGTGGACATTCCTTATGCTGTATGACCGGGACCGTCTCAAGCCTGATTCACGAGCACCCGTGACCTTGACGTGACCCAGGACCGTCTTGAGCGCCCGCTGGGTCTTGCGGAGCTCCACTTCCAGGCCTGACTTGAGAGCCCAGGCTTCCTGGTAAGCAGACCGGGTGGGCTTGGAGACGAGGTCGGTGGCCGTGATGGACAGGGGCTCCAGGGTGTCATCCAGTTGCTTCTTGGCTACCTTGCTGTAGGCCCAGCGCAGGTGCAGTTCCAGCACCTTGCGGGGGTCGTTGGAGTACCGGACGCCCTGGTTGAGGAAGCCCTCGGTGGCGTCGTCTATGTGGCGGCGTATATCGGGGTCGGAAGCACCACGGATCAGGACGCCTCTTATCTCGTCTACCGAGCGGGGGACGTAGTACTCACCCTGGGTCCTGGACCGCATACGCTGGTTGATGCCATGGAAGTCCAGCAGGGCGGGAATCTCCACGTTGGTCACCTGGTTGTAGTCCTTTATGAACGCCTGTTGAGCATCGGTGAGGTCGTACCTGTCGGGATGTTCCAGGACGTTGTACCAGAGCTGCTTGGACGAGGTGCCGTTCTTGAGCTTGAGGCCTTTCCAGAAGCCATCACGGTCCAGAGGGAGTAGATGGCTGCTGCGCCCGAGCTGGCCTCCCTTCCAGCCCTTGCCCATGTGGAAGTCGAAGACCGAGCTCATCACCGTACTGACCATCTCATCGGAGGATATGCGCTGCTGCATGAAGCCTAGATAGGCCTTGCCCACATCACTGTCCATGGCGGCACCGGGGTTTACGCCGGTCTTAGCCAGGAATTGGCGCATGGCGGGGTTGTCCACGGTCTTCACAGAGGCTATACGCTCGGACAGGTCTAGTAGGGGGGCTACGAACTCGTTGTGGGCCGCTGCGCTCTCCAGGCCAAACTCCTTTATCATGTAGGAGCGGTCCTGGCCCAGGAAGACATCCTCTACCATCATCCCCTCGAAGGGGGTCTGCTCGAACTCCTCCAGCATAGCGGCCCGTCTGGCACCGCTGATGTCCACATCGACAGCCCCCTCCGGGATGAGGGTACGTCGGAGTGGATCGGTCTGAGTGGAAGGCGTGGAACGGCTGGATAGGGCGGCTTCCTGACTGAGCTCCTGGGCTTCCGGGGTCTTGGTGACCAACCTTGCCTTGTCCCTGGTAAGTGTGTTCAGGCGCTCCCTTATCTTGGCAGCTTCATCCACGTTACCGGCGTCGGCTGCTTTCTTCATGCGCCTTTTGCCTGCATTGAGGGCACTGTTTATCTGGCCAAGGCGCTTGTTCTCCCAAGGAGACAGGTTGGGCCTTGCCTTGGTTGATGCCCTGGCTATGGGGACAGTGATGCCTCCTAGTTCACTGGCATAGACGATACCCCGGAGCAGCGACTTGGCAGAGCCATAGACGATGGTGGGGTCATATAGGGCACCTTCTGCCATGTTCTGGTACCAGGGCAGTGTACGGCTGGTCTCCACAGACTCGTTCATGAACTCATATAGGTTGGACCGGCCAGCCAGTAGTCTGCCCGTGTCGGTGGTGGGGTTCCGGATCAACTCCAGTATATTAGTTGCCTGCTCTATAGCCAGAAGGGGTGGTGTCACTGCTTTAGGAAGACTGGAGATAGGAGTTATCTCGGCTCCAAACCTGGCTATAGGGGTAAAGACACTCTCTAGCGCCCCCAGTGGTCCCGTGGCCAGGCCCAGGAGGTTCTGCCCCAAAGACTGGGACTGGACTTGGGCCGCTCCGACGCTCAGTTCCCCGAAGGGTGGGAATGAAGGCTCCTCTTGACGGAACGCAGCCTTCGGGTACTGCTCCTGTATGCGCTGGAGCGTGGTGTCGGCGTTCAGTTGGCGCTCGGTCAGGG